TCTTCGTCACGTCCTGTTTCTGCTTCGGGCCGGCACTCTTGCCGGCCTTTGCACGATAGGCGCCAGGAAATCCCGAAACGGGTTCGACGTCCTCCATCGATTCGAGATCGCCACGCCCGATCGCTGGAATGATCGAGAAGCTCGTGCAGCGACAGTTAATTGCTTCGCCGGGCAACACCTCGCCGAACTGGTCGCCGAAATCGATTCCCTCGCCAGCGATATAGACCCATTGTTCGCGCCCGGCGCGCACGTGCGTTGCGCGCGGTTCCTTGCCCGCGCTCGAATGCTTCCAGCCGCAGAACTTGATCCCTAGCTCGCGTTGGCGCGCAGCGTTCATCTGCGCCGTTGCCTTGTTCGCCTGATCGTGCGCGATAAAGGCTGCGCGATTCTGCGTGACCTTGCCACGCTTCTGGATCTCTTCAGCCATTGCGTGAAGGTCGCGGCCTTTCAGAAAGTTGCGCGAAACGATGCCTTCGACATCTTTGTGATAATCCTCGTGGATCGAGCGGATTAGCGCCACATTCTCGGGAATCTTCGTTTTCAGGATCAGCTGCTGCGATGGCGTCAGCTTCATCGGCACGTCGAACCCGGCACGCCGCAGCTTCCCTTCCCATGCGTTCGAATTGTCGCGATACCACTTCTCGGTCGTCTGTTCGGCAAGTTTCTTCGCGAAACCGTCGAAATAGTTCGACCAATATTTGCGCAGGCGCGCGAGTTCCTTGAACAGATCGCCCGCCGCACTGAATGGCGTTTCCGCGGCATCCTGCGCCATGAGTCGGCCAGCGTTGACGTTCGATTCGAGCGCGGCGCGATATTTCGCGCCGATCCACCACTCATACGAAGCGTTCATGTTCGCGACGGCCTTTCGTAGCGCACGCTCGTATTGCAGTGTCGTCTGCGCATTCGTCAGGATCGGCGGCAGGCGTTTGTCGCGCTTGCCGGGGTTGCGAATTTCTGGCATAGTAAATATAATGTCAACACTTCTACAGGAGACTTACATGTTCCGTTGGCACCGTTACCGTAACCCCGTCACAGCAGCGCAGGTTGCAGAAGCGCGTTCGAAAAGTTCTTTCTCGATGATGCAGTGTAAAGCGCTACTCGAAGAAGCGACACCTTGGGTGTTGCAGTATTTCGACGAAAACGCAATGCGCTGGGTGGACGTGCCGAGCGTCGAGGAGCCGCACTCGCGCACGTGAATCATTGCGCGCTCTGAAGCGTGTCATCGCGCTGCGACGGCATGAACTGTTCAGGCGGCGGGGGTACACCGTCCAGTAAGTCGGGATGCACGTCGATGTTGCCACTATCGGCGCGCGCGTTCGGGTCGGTGATCGACGGGTCACTCAGGACGGAGCCGAGATTCGGTGTCTCGTTTTCTTCCATCGGTTCGCTACCTGTCGCAGGCAACGCACCGCCGAGCGCGGCCTCGCCGTCCATTTCCGCCGGATTCATTTCGAGAATCTTTTCCGTGATGCCGGGGATGTCGTCGTCCGGAACTTCGTCGATCGATGTGGGTGCGTCCAGAATTCCTGCGTAGCGCGAGTGCACGTCGTTGTTCAGTACTTCGGCAACCTGTTCCGGCGTGACCACGCCCTGCTCGATGTACTTGGAATCGGTGTCGGCGTCTTTCGCGCGCGCGTCGGCCTCTTCCAGTGCGGTCAATTCGTGCAGCGGCGCCCACTCCCAGATAATATGTTCGTCGATGCCGCCGAATAGCGACAACTGGATCACCTTGATCGTGTTCATCATGAGTGACATCAGGACGTTCTTCTGATAGCCCTTGACGTAATCATAGAATACGCGAATCTCGCCTTCGCTGGACGCGTTCAGACCGGTCGGCGTGATGCCAAGCAACTTGACGAGCGGAATGTGCGAGACGGCCGACATCTGTTCCTGTGATTGCGCCTGAAGTGCGTCAAGTCCCGACAGTGGTGTGTTGACCTGAAAGAACTCTTCCGTCGCCTTGTCGAGAAACAGAATGTTCCGGTTGTCGCGGTACGCATTGATCAGCGCTGCGCGGTTCGCCATATCGTTGCCTCCGCCGGGCAGCAGCATCTGTTGCAGATCGGTCGAGATACCGCTGATCGAGAACTGTTTGACCGTATCCGATACGCTCTGGCGCGTACGTAGCCAGTTGTCGACATACGGCATGGCGAGCTGCGACATCGATACACCACGGAACGAATATGTCGGCTTGAGCATGTCAGCGACCGGGCGCGAGATGATCGTTTGCAGGCGCGTCGCGTGTGCCTCGAGTCCGATCATCCACCAGGACGACGGCTTGTAGAAATCGGCCGCAGTCGGGTCGATAGAGTTGTAATTGTTCGGCGTGACCCAATACGGTTCAACGACGCGCAGGCCGACGAACGATCCTTGCGGAACGCTGTACGGCTTCATCAGCATCGGCAGGCTGCGATTTTCCTCGTCGCCTTTCAGCTTGAAATAGATATGACCGCCACCGAATGCCTGATCGTGAACCGTCGCCTGACGTACGATCGCGGGCATATCGATGCGCTCCAGTTCCGCCTCGATTGCCTTGACGCGCTCGGCAGCATCGCCGGCGTCAGAACCCGATACGACCTTGCCCCAGCAGCGAATACACTCGTCGGCGAGCGTCTCGTGCATCGTGCGGTACTCGGGCAGCTGCGCGAGTAACGAGAGCGTCGGGAAACCGGGAAAAGACGTGTTCTCGACAAACGTCAGAGCGTTCATCGACGTGCCGTTGAAGTCGAGCGCCATTTGCGCCTGTGCGCGCTCGTGCGACGTGTAATTCTTCACGTCGGTGCGATAGGTCTCGGCGGCGCGGACGGACAGTGCGCGCGGATCGTGCGGCGCGTTCGTGAGCGCACCGACCAACGAAGGTTTCGGCGTCTCGACAATCTCCGTGACGTTTGTCGGTTCTTTTGCTTTCGTCCTGCGAACGTAAGGATTTTTCTGCGACATGATAAACCTGTGGGTATCGTATTCCACCAACGATAGCACAAATCTATGCGCCGGCGGCGCGCAGCACGTCCTTCGTGATGAGTGCCGCGATTGGCGAGCGCAGGCAGAGTTGTTGTAGCGCGATTGACATGCAATCGACCGTGTCATCGTTCTTCACGTCCGGGAACGACGTGATCTCGGCGACCCACGGCGCGATGCCGGGTGAATCTTCCGGATGCGGCAACATCACGCAGTTATTCGTCCATACCCATGACACGGCGTGCGCGCGCGCCTCTTTCGAACCGAGCGGCGGCACGCCGACGATCGACGGGAAATGCTTCTTGAGCATGTCGATCAGCGCGGCGCCGTTCGCGGCCTCTTCGATGTAGATACGCGTCACGCGCGGATGCTTGCGTTTCAGGTCGGCGATCGCCTGCGCGGTCGCCATGAAGGCCAGACGCTCGCGACGGTAGTCGATCAGCCACACGCGATCGTCGGCCGTTTTTCCCCACACGCCACACGCCACAAAGTCGGAGGCATCACCATCCTTGAACGTGGCATCCACGGACATGATGATCTGCTGGAACTGCTGCGGCAGGTCGGCGCGGCGATAATGCTGAAGATTCGCGCGCGGAAAGATTGCGCCAAGGTCGGCCAGTGGCGATTGCTGGTACATCGCCGCCCACCACAGCAGCGCGATGTGCTTCTTGATTTCCAGAAGCTTGGCTTCGTTATGCAGATGCGGTACGAGCGCGCCGGCAGGCAGATCCGGGTTATAGCCGACGTCAACTGGATCGTTGAGTGCGGGAAACGATAGCAACGTGAAATTTGCGTCGGTCCCGTATGTCTTGCGCACGTGCGCCAGAAGGTCATTCGCGGACCACGGCGTACCGATGATGACCTGTCCGGAATTTTGCTGCAAACGTGTCAGGAACACCGAATCGTACCAGTCCCGGTTGCGTTCCTGCACGACTTCCGAAAGCGCTTCCTGAGAGTTTTTCACGGCATCGTCGATGATACCCACATCGACCGAGAAGCCCGTCAGCGGGCCGCCGATACCTACGCCACGTAGCCAGCCGTCGCCGGGCACCTCCAACCCGTCCGAAGCGTTATCGACACCACTGAACTCGATCAGCGAGACGTGCGGAAAGATCTCGCGATAGATAGGCTCAGTCATGATCATCTGCGAGTCACGCCGGTTGCGCTGCGCCAGCGCGTGCGCGTAGCTCGCGTTCGCGATGCGTACGGCCGGCAAATGGCCAGTCAGCCGCCCGAAGAGATATGGCGGCAGGCAGCGCGAGATGAGCGACGACTTGCCGTGCTGCGGCGGCGCGGTGAGCACCAGAATCGGGCGTTTGCCCGCAAGCACGTCTTCGACGAACCGGTCGATTGCCTGGCACACGGTAGCGCTGAACACGGAGTGCTTGTAGCGCGGACGATGCACTGCGCTGACGAATGCCGCGAAACTCGTGCGCGCCGCCGCGACGAGGAAAGTGACCGGATCTATGGAACTGGTTCCATTCGCATCAGGTGGGCTCGTGGCGGCTTTGGTGATCGGGGCGGGTGTGCAGATAGCCTCGCTCATTTTGAGCCGTCCAGTAGGCCCATAGCGGCGAGTTCTTTCAACTGCTCGACATAGGCGGTGCGTTGCTCCTCTGACACGGTTTCGGTGAAAGTCGCGCCGTTTGCGATTTCGAGCACAGCTTTGTCGAAGCCGAGCAATTTTGTAAGCATTGCGAAAGCTTTATCCTTAGACCGAAATTTTGGGACCAGCTGGCCGCCTTTGAAGTCGAACCCTTCGACAAGGCGCCCGATGCGCGGCGAGCGGATCGCGTCCATGTCGAGTTCGTACTGCTCCGTCGCACCGACGCCGTTGCACGTCGGGCACGTCATGAGCGTCCCGTCGTCGACGATCGTCGCGTGGCCTTCGATGCGTTGCGCTTCGCCGCCCACCGTCCCGCGTCCGTCGCAGATCGGGCATGTCTTGACGACCGGGCGCAACAAAGCGCCGACATTCTCGTTCACGACATCCACGAGGTCGGCAATGAGCGAAGCCTTGATCGGTTGCAGTTCGGCCATGCGAGGAGTGTAACGCAATTACGCACCGTTTCCGATAGGCGCGTGCTATCGACGGGTTATCGCAACTTTATGGTACGTTTCTTGCTTGCATGACGATCTATGACAAAATGACAAATGACATAGGTATTTTAAGAAGTACGTACAGACTCAAAATGTTGTTAAATATTATATTTATATAGATTTTAGAGTTATAGGGATCTCTTGGAAACGCGTCGTCAGTTGTCATTTTGTCATTAGCGCGGTCGTTCGCTTCAAGTTCCGTCAAAAATCGCGTAATCTCGCAGCTATGGACACACTAGCCCTCGATCCCCTCACGTGGGATTTGACGACCGACATTTACGGAAATCTCGCGACCTTTGGCGACGCGACGCCCGCGTCTGCACAGACCGGACCTGGCATGCGACTGGCGCAGGACGTGGCGACGCGTTGCCAGGCGTGGAACGGTGAGGTCTACTACGACACGACGCAAGGCATTCGTTACGAAACGATCCTCGGCGCCGCACCGAATCTCGCGCTCGTGCAGAACGCATTCAACACGGAAGCGCTCAAAGTGCCGCTTTGCGAAACGGCGATCGCCGTGTTTTCGTTCGCGGCCGGCAGTGTGCGTAAGATCGGCGGAACGTTAAACGTGTCTGATGTTGACGGCAACAGTGCTTCGGTGACCATCACATGAGCTTCGTCACGATCCCCGTCCCGGCAATCCCGAATCCGTCGTTCTCGGCGGTGCTCGACGGCCAGCTCGCGCGCATCGCCCTCACCACGACCGACTACGGCCTGTTCGCGACAATCGTCTATAACGGCGTCACAGTCGCGACTGGGCGCCTGTGCCTCGACCGGACCGATATCAACGCTGCGCGATACCTCGGCATGCCGCAGGCGCTATTCTTCGCTGATCTGCAGGGCGACAGCGACCCGGTCTACACCGGATTCGGCACACGCTACGTGCTCGTCTACGGCGACCCGGCCGTGACGCCAGAAACGACGAACCTTGCGGTGATCGTCGAACCTTGACAAGACGCCAAAATTTCGTTTAATCTGCAAGCGCCTCGTGGTGAGGGTCTTCGTGTCGCTCCTGTGGTGGTCACGGGTCGGTCTGATCGCCGGCCCGTTTTTTTTTGGTCCAGACATGCTTAAACATCGCGACGTCGAATTGAGCGGGAAAGATGCCGGACGCCGCGTGCGTCTATGCGAATTGCCTGCCATGATCGCCGACCGACACGCCCGCGCGCTGCTTCACCGGCTCGACGAAGATCCTGACGGCGGTATCGCCGCGCTCGCGTTCAGGCACATCAAGCGCGCGTCACCGCTGGACGAAGGCCGCGCGTTGCTGCCGTTCATTGAAGGGCTCGTACGCGACGATGAGCATCGTTCGCATTCGCTTGATCTGGCCCGCGACATCAAGGATTGGCGAAACATCGAGCGCCTGCAACATGCCGCACTGCTGCTGCACGTGGACTTCCTGATTGGGCGCGAAACGTTCGAGGTGCCTGTGCGCATGCAGGCCGAAGGCATCCTGGCGGGCGCGGGCGAATATCGTGCTTCATTCTGTTCGCCACAAATCGCCGCTATAATCGACAGCGGGAAGGCGAGCTACCGCGAGCTGGAGACAGTTCTTAGCACCGAAGACGTTTTCAACATCGTCGAGATTCTTAATGTCAGTGCGGTTCGCGACTGGCACGCCACAAGGAACGAAAATCAATGATGAACCTGCATAATTTGCCCGATGACGCACGTATGCACGCCGTGACTGGTGTGCACGGCCGCGATGCCGGAAAGACGTTCCATTGCGTCGAGATTGATCCATTAACGTTGAGCGGCTTCGTGCTGCGCCTGGTGAGCGCGCTGCGCGTTCCGTCGTATGAAGCGTTGCTCGATCAACTGATGACGGCGAAGGACAACAAGGACGGCGTCCCGGTCGACGCGATCATGCAACTGTTGCAGGGCGCGGATCCGCGCGCTGTGCACGCGCTGCTGACCGAACTGCTCGACTACGTTCTGATCACGCCCGACCCGAAGCACCCCGGCGTCAAGCGCGCGTTGCTTGAAAACGAGATTCGTGAAATCCGTACGCTTGGCGATGTGCTGATGGGCGTGTTCAAGCTCAACTTCGGGAGGTAATCATGGCCATCGGCTCGATTGCTCAGATCGCCGCACTGCAAGCACTGTCGTTCGCCGCAACGCAGCTGCCGACGCTCAATCCGCCGACGCCGATCTATGCTGTCGTGCAGAGCGACACGTTTCTACCGCTCGCGATCCCGACGTCGTGGGGCGAATTCTCCGCGAAGTACGAAACGCAGTTATCCGATTATCCGCAGGAATTCGGCGCGTACCAGCCATACAACAAGGTCAAGCGTCCGCAGGAAGTCAATGTCGTGCTCGTCAAGAACGGTTCCGATCTGGCGCGCTTCGCGTGGCTCGCCGCAATCC